CCGGCGCCTTCGTAACTGGCCTTGATGTTCGACGGCAACACGAATCCGTTACGGGTCAGCGTCGGATAGTGGCGGGCCATTAGACTCCTTTGCCTCCGTGGGTCAACCGAACCACGCGCGAGCGCGGCCCGGCTGAGTTGACCAGCGAAGTGCGTATCTGATCGCGCGCCTTGAGCAGTTCGTCGATGGTGCGGTATTCCACGGTACGGTCAGTGTAGCGCACGACTTTTTCACCACGTGCGATGGCCGCCTCAATCGCGTCGAGGTGCTTCTGGGTAAAGGACATATCAGCGTCTCTTCAGATAACCGCTGGTGGAGCTGCGGCGTTGAGGTGGCGGTGCTGCCGATCGCAATGGCACGATCGGAGCAGTAGGTTGTGGAGCCGATTGCAGTGCAGCAACCGGTGTTGCTGGACCGGTGACACGTTCGCCTTGAACAGGCTTGATGCCCAATGCGTCGTCGAACAGACCAGACTGTGCCAGGGACTGACGCACTCGCTCCCAGTCGTGTTCCTTGTAACGGTTGAGACCCAGGTAGTGCGCCATGGCCAGGCAATACACCATCAGGTCGAGCGCTTCGTTACGCTCGGCCTTGCCCTTGACCCATTCGATGCGCTTGTGGCCGCGTACGTAGCGCGCGATTTTGCGTTCTGCGACGCACTGGTCGAAGAAGTCGTCCGGCAGGTCATTAGCAAAGTGCAATGCACCCGGTCCAGAATCGAACGGGTAGCGGTTGTAGATCCAGTCNTTGGCCGTGTCGGTACCGACGAACCACAGCTCGGCGCCGTTGCGTTCGGTCTGACCTTTCCAGGTCACGTCNACCATCGACGGGCGTTGAGCAATGACCGGCTTGCCGGGCTTGCTCGCCCCCTTGATGGCGAACACGTTGCGCCAGCGGCGTACGCGGCAGAACTGGTAGACCTCATCGGTGTGGTGACCGCCGGAGTCGACGGCCACCGCGAGAATGCCAAGACCGACACCGCACGGATGGCGATATTTGGCTTTGAGCAACTCGTCCAGCGCTGCCCAGGTGCGTTCGTCTGCGGGATCACCCGAGACCACCTGGTAGTCCACGACCCAACGCTCCATGCCGACACCCCAGCCTATGGCCATGAACTCCAGACGGTTGGCCTGAACGTCGACGGCACCGGTGATCATCATCACCGCCGCCGGCAGCGAGCCGAGGGTGAAGGTTTCCAACCGCGCCCGCTGCCTCAACACGTCGGCTTTGGTCTGCTCTTGAGCCGCGTCCCAAACCTTCGCCAGACGGGTGTTGTAGAACACCTGCATGGGCTCTAGATCGCCTTTTATCTGGGCCTTTTTCGCCTTCTCAAATTGCTTGGTCAGCGACTTCCAGTCCATCCAACCGAGCGGCGAATACAGCGCATTTAGGTGGAAGCCCACCGTCTCGCCATCGCCTTCGGCATGGGCACGCCATTCGCCTTTGGCGAGCATTTCACCCTTGTGGTACTCCTCGATCAGCACGTCACACTCAGGCCCGGCACACTGGTAGTGCACCACGCTGAAGTCCATCGAGTAGTGCAGCCGTTCCCACTCAAGGATTTGCATGTGCCCACAAGTCGGGCATGGCACGTAGTAGTGACGCTGGTCGCTGCCATCGAACAGGTCGGAGATCCGCGAAGCGCCCTTGATCGTCGGCGAGCTGGAAAAGTAGAACTTGGCGTTGCGGCCAAAGGTACTACCCCGGGTTTCCGCCAGCTCGATAGGGTCACCCTCCTCGCCGATGTCCACCTCCCAGCGGTCGATCTCGTCACCGTAAACGTAACGCGCCGATAGCTCCGACAGGTTGGCCGCCGAGCCGGCGGTGGTGACGTACAACGTACCGCCCTCGAACTCCTTGGTGTCCATAGTGTTGCGCGAATCCCGCGAGCGGTTGGCCGCCACTCGCTCGCGCAGCACAGGCGTCGCTTTGATTGTTTTGCCGATCCGCGAGGACACCCGTTTGGCCAAACCCAGGCTTGGCAGCAGCGCCAGGATATTCGACGGCGCCATGTGCATCAGGCCGCCGATCCAGTTCAGTCCGATCTGGGTTTTCATCAGCTGTGACGCGACCATGGTGATCACGCGCTTGCAGGGGTGAGCCGGCGACAAACAACGCATCGGCTCGCGGGCATACGGTGTACGCGAGGTGCGGTACTGGCCCGGCTCAGCGGCGCCGGTATCACGCGGGATCCGCATGTACTCATCGGCCCACTGATCGATCCAGACGTCTGGGTCGGGCCGTAGCCCACGGAAATACGCCTCGCGGTACACCTCTGCCCCGTCAGGAATTTCCGTGGGCATGGGCTCAACTCGTGGTCAGTGCGTGTTCAAGGTCTGCTGAAGACATGCGTTCTGCGTCTTCCAGCGAGCGGCGGATCGCCGCCGTGAGGTGCTTTTCGATTTCCCAAGGGTCCGTCATCGACGCCAGTTCGGGCGCCAGTTGCGGAGGCATCCCCAACAGTTGATCGCGCAGCATGCGACCGGCGTTATAGGCACCTGTCTGAACCGCCGCCATGGCCACCAGAGAGCCCTTGGCCTTGTGCAACTCGATCTCGGCGAGCTGTGCCAGGTTGTGCTCGCGCAATGCGCGGGCCTTCTGGAAATCAGGCAGCTGCCCCGCAGGGGTGATCGCGAGCGGCGGCGCAGCCATTGAAGTCGGCTCGGCCTGACTGGATAGCTGGCTGTAAACGTCACGCTGAAGCCGGTCCTGGTGGTGGCGGTCAGCGACGGCGGTCTTGCTGGGGTCAGCGGTGTCGCGAATCAACGCTTCGCTGGCCGTGACNTCGACCTGTTTACCATCGGCGNNCAGCACCAGGCGGTNGTTGTTTTTCANCCAGGTGATGTAGCTGGGTGCCCTGCCGATCCGAGCCGCAAAGGCGCTCTTTGACAGGTACATTGGTTCTGTCATAAGCCCTCCTTTTCAACGGCTTTTCAATGGAACCTTTCGATTTCAATGGATTGAATTTCAGTAAGCTGGCAACCCTGCCGCTAACACTTTCCCGCGGGTTTCCGACCCCGTACCCCTCGGATAACCCCAGGGTCCCCGGCAGTTTTCGGTGCCCCGGACCGGTGCATCACCCCTGCTCACCGCCGGAGGGTGGCGCTTCGCAGACACCCAGCCGTTTGGCGGCCCAGCGTTCGTACAACCCGATGGCAACATCGGCGCCGGCCATTGCGGTCAGGCAGCCCATCGCCGACGCAGTCCAGATCGACACCCCGGCGGCGTGCAACAACATCATGGTGGACAGTCCGCAACCAACGCAGGCACCAGACCGAAGTGCCAGGCGCCGTAACAATGCCCAACCTCGCGCCCCGTCCTTGTCAGCTCGCCACATCTCGCCCGACACGCCGCCGACTAGGGCCAGGACGATCACTAACCAGATCGGCATCTCTGCCAGCGTTTGCTGCTCGTTCGTCATCGCCCTACCCCATAAACGCAAAAACCCGGCGCAATGGCCGGGTTTGGTGTGTAGTGCCTGCCGCTCTCTGCGGTCGCACCTATCGAAGATGACTACTTTTTACAGGTGGATTCTCATGGCAGCAACCCCACTTTAATGCCACCCGGTGAATATGTGGGTAACGCAGGGTGAACGCCTAGCGAATGTCAGCGAATACACCACCTCGGCAATCTGTTGCTGTTGCGTTGTCCCATTTGTCCCACCTTTCAGGATCGAAATGGGACGCCTGAGAACGCCTAAATTCGGGGCCTCGCCCCACTGTCCTACTGTTCTATCTATTTTCTCGTGTAAAGGAAGAAATTGAATAACACGCGTGCGCGCCACGGGCGCGTGCTGGTGCCCGCTCCGCTCACATGGGCGGGAGGCCCCGACAGGCGGGACGGTGGGACAGCCCAACAACGACAAGGCCCGCGCTTGTCCCACCACGTCAAAACGCGGTGGGACAAAGCGGGCCAGTGGGACAACAACAGCCGGAGTCATGCCTGGGGTCACGCAGCCTTCCCCATTAACATGCCTTCGATGTTCACATGGGCATCGTGCAAACGACGGTAATACGTCGGCGCACTGCAACCGCAATGCATCATCTTCTGCGACAGAAAGCTTTCGTGGTTGCAGTAGTGCTCCATCACCACCAAGGCAAGCTCAGGCGCAAGATGCTTGTTCACGATCAGCTCAATATCCGCCGATTCATCCAGCAGCACCCGACTGCCGCGAGTCCCCCGAATCAACTCCCCTTTGCACTCCATCAGCATGGCGATCATGTTGCCGCCGCTCGCTCCACCGAAACAGGTGGTCATCGGGGAGTGCAGATCCTCGGCCCAAAGCTTGAGCATCTCGTCGATTCGCTTAATCAAAGCACGGCTCCTCAAACGTTTCCCTCTGCAACGCCGAAGCGCCTCCCCAACCTGCCGGCTTTTTGTAAGCCCAAGGACGCTGCCCACTTTTCGCCAACGCCGGCATCCGTGTTCGTCGCCATCCAAGCCGGTGCATGATCGCCCCAACACGCATTTGCTCAGGCTTACCCCAATGGCCGAAGTCGAGTTTCAGCGCATTAGTCAGCACCTCACTGCCGGACGTGGTTTCACCGATCTGCGATTCCTCCAACCAGGTCAGAATTGGCCCTTCCCACTCATCCACCACAAAGCGCTCTTCCTGCGCCTCGGCAAAGGTCGGCGCCTCATCAGGTGTCACCCACCAGATGTCACCCGCCTCATAGCAAAACATCACTTCAGCCCAGAGCTGGTCACGGATCTCACGCAGCCGCTCCAAGTCGACCTTGGTACAAGCCACCGGCCAATAACGCCGGTTGCCGGTGGCGTCCTTAAGGTATTCGTCTTGGTTGGTCGTCCCCACGAACACACACTGGCGTGGCACGTCGTTCGTTCTGCGGCCATAGCTTTCGCGGTAGGTATCCGTCGACGCTGAGAAGAACTGTTTAGCCTTGGTGCTT